ATTGATCCCAAGTATAATTTGTTAAAGCGACAGAATTTGGTTGTGACCAAGGCACATTGATTTCAAGACAAGGTTGAACACCAATAGCTTGTTCATAAGTAGCAAACTGTTCCATTCCTAACATAACGTCAGTACCAGGAGAGGCAGGACCAGTATTACTAAAATAAGCAGGTCCTCCGTATACATCAGGGGCGTGAGCAACACGGAGAATCAAACTAGATGGATGAATAGGGTTTATTTCATTAACATTGGTTGGATTCGCAGGCAAGAAAACATTCTGAGAGACGACGATCTTATATTTAAGACCACCCCCCCAGAAAGCAAAAGCACTACAAATTTCACCAAGAAATGAACGAGGAGCATAAAAAGCTGTTCTATCAAAAGGAGGAACGGAACCAATAAAATGATTCTCTATTGTAGGGATAACAGGAATGATATATTGTGGGGCAAAACATCGTTGAAGTGAATTTGGAGGAAAAACTTGAGATGTAGATGACGATAACATAACACTGCGGCGAAGATGATCTTTCATATGTACATCAGGATAACCAAAAAAACCAACATCAGAATGAAGTTGCACACTATCACTCTTTTGGAGGACGTGTACTTCTTCATCTTGCATCAGTTTCTGAGGAGTTTGGGTTAAATCATCAGGTTTTGATGGAGAAGTTTCAGAAACTTCACTATCATCACCAACATCAGACATCATTGTTAAATCACTCAAATCAACAGGCTCTTGTACTTGCAAAACAGCAGGCACAAGAGTCTGTTGATTAAATGGAGCAACAAATTCATAATTTCCACGCAGCTTGTGAAAATTTAAACCATCACCACCAGCAACCCAAACGTTAATTTGAGCATTTGGTACAGCATCAGCAGGATTAGTAAGCTCATTCAACACACGAATGTGAAGAGTACCAGAACAAGAATTCTGAGTACGAGCACCTAAAGGATAAACGGAAAGTCCATCACCAGACTTGTTCCACTCTTGAGGAGTGGGACAATACAAGTAAGGTAAATTCATATCGAACGGACATTCAATGAAAAGCTCATGCTTTTCACGAACATCCCACACAACGTGAGGACAATTTTGAATAGCTTGAAGTGTAGATGAAGTATTTACAGCAAGATTAGCATATTGATTGGGCACAAAAGCCACAAGCAATCTACCAGAATGAAACTGAGTTCCAACAAATTCCAAACGGAACTTGATAGAACCCCGCCACATCATAAATTTAGATGCGACGAATGTAAGCCAGGTAGCAGTATAATTAGTGCCACCGAGCGGAGCATACAGAGAAGGACAAACGGGGGTTGCATAGAGACTATCACCGACAAGGTTTGAACCAAGCCAGTTATGAGTCTCAACAAACGAAAACTTAGAAGACAATTTCGACCACACCATATCATCAGACATAGTGGAAAGATATTGCTTAGGCACACCGTGAACAGCACGATGATAAAGACCAAGTTGCATTGACGCATCTTCAATACCAGAGCCAATCGAAGGATTGGTCATAGTATTACGAACTATCAATGTACTTTCTTGACGCTCATTAGGGAGGTCAAAATTTCCATTAATAATATCACCAATTCCAGATACAGCATTTTCAAT